ATCTACATAACCAACTGAGCTAGCATTTGTTACACCACCACGACGTACACCAGCTGGAGCAAACCATGGATAAGAAACATTGTCGCTTAGTGCGATTGTACGTAACATGATATGGCTTGGAGGAACAACAATGTCATTACCTAACAAGTCAGTTGTATAGCCCCATGGGTAATAAACTGCTGAATAAGCATCAGTAGCAATTAGACCATCTTCACCGTCAACTGCGGCTAATCCTGTATTGTTACCCCAGTTGCTTAATGTTGTAGCATCTGGTGTTAAACGAGCTGGAGTATCAGCAACAATAAATGCTGTTTGTCCGTTGTCTGTGTTTAATCCAATTAATGGACTTAGAGTTTCTAAGTATCCTGGGCAACTTAACAAGTTGAAAATAACTGTGTCTGGTTGGCGGATTCCTTGATTACCTTCGATCAATGCGTTTAGAGCTTGTAGAACAACTGTACGTTGTGCTTTGCGTCCAAATGCGCCAACACCGTGTACGTTGTTAGCCGCGTTACTTACCCACATATCTGTATAGAAGTGAGTTTGCGGTGATCCAGCTGGCAAGCCAACACGGTCACTACGTTGTGTTACATCGATATAATTCTTGTGATATTTCAATACGTTGTTACCTGAACGACGTAAGTTCCATAGCAACATACCTTTTGGATATAGAGCAGGATCTGGTGCGTCAAAGTCAACAAAGTTGCTAGACAACAATGATTGGATACTGTCTGGAGCAGGTAAACCTACGTTTGTACCTGTTAAACCTGACATGTCCATCCAACGTGCGTCATGGAAAATAATACCATTTTCGCTTGTGTGGTCTGTGTTGTCAACTAACACCCACTTCTTGTTCAAGTAATCATACTTGTAAATGTGTGGATAGTTATCAAAGTCTATTGTGCTTACCCAAATATCGCCGTTAGCTAATGGGGTACCATCGCTTTGTGTTGTTGGTTGTGTAGCACTAACAATAGGACCATTCGGATCTGTTGTTGTGCCGCCTACACCGTTTTGTGTGTAGTTTAAATAACCAACCCACTGTGTTCCATTGTTAACCATAATGTCAACATTTTCAAGAACGTTGTTAAACCACAATGTTCCATCTTCTGGAGTTGTTGTTGGAGGTGTGCTTTGTGGAACAGCGATTGCGCTAGTACCGCTCATGCTTGACCACAAGCTAGCTGTGTAAGCGTGTGATGTACCTGTTGCGCTTTGGTAGAAGTTAGCAGTTGTTCCAACTGTAAACAATTTAGCTATTGGATATGCTGTAGCACTATCTACAAAATACATATCTCCACCTGCTTGGTGTGTAATTGTAATACTGTTATCACTGTTTAATGTAGCAGTAATATTAGCGTCAGTTACAGCCGCAGAGAACGCTGCCAATAATGTTGTAGCATCGCTTGTAGCACCTGCCGCAGTAAATGATACTGTTACACTATTTGAAACGCTACCAGTACCTACTGAACTGTATGCGATTGTGAATGCGTTTGAACCAGTAGTAAATGTGCTAGATGTAATTGGTGAACTCTTAATATTAGTAGCACCTACACCAGTACGTCCATAAATTTTCCAATCTGCTAAACCTGGAGTACCTTCGTCGTCATTATATTTTACATATACTGTGCCAACTGCTAGGTTAATACCGCCGCCTGCTGGATCTAAACTGTATAATGCGCTTGCGTTGTTAGCAAACAATTTAACTGGCTGTTCAATCCATGTAGCAACTGATGCATTGTATTTCTTAACAATCCAGTCAGAACCTTGATTAACACTAGTTGTTTTAATCCAAACAGAACCTGATGGATTACCAGCTACACTTCCTGGATTATCAGTAATCTTGAATAATGGAACGCTAGTATGTGGTCCTTGTGATAATGCTAGACCTAAGTATGTTCCGTTAGTTAAACCAACTTTAGCTGGGATTGTACCACCCAATGTTACACTTGCTCCAGTTGAATAGATATTTAAATATCCATTAATTTCTGCCGCTGTAACACCTGTAATACTTGCGCTATTAATTGCTGTTGCTAAGTTGGCAAAGTTTGTACCAGTGATTAATGTACCATTAATTGTTAATGTATCACCACCAGTTGTGAATGTTGCTTGAGCTGCAGCTTGGCTTGTAATGCTTACTGTATAGCTTTGACCAGTAATAGCCACGCTTGACTGACTTACTGAAGCACTAACAGTCCATGTACTTGCTCCGCTTGTACCAACACCAGTTAAATTAGCTGTAATGTATGTACCTGCTGGAATTGCGCCACCGGTAATTGCCATACCTGGACGGATTGTTCCGCTTGCTACAGCACTAACGCTCAATGTTGTTCCACTAATAGCACCAGTAAAGCTAGCATTGTTAATAGCAGTAATACGTGTTTCTGGTGCTAAGTTTGTACCAGATAAAATGTCACCAACTGCTAAACTGCCGCCTGTTACTGAGCCAGTAACTGTCAATACAGTACCCGCTGCAGCGCCCGTACCGTCACTAACGATACCTGGAACACTAATACCTGTTGATGTAATTGTTGGAGTTTGAACAGTACCTGCGGCTGTTGGCTGACTTGCGGCCCACTGCGGAGTACCAACTTCAACCCATGTACCTGCGGCTGTGTCAGTTAATGGCTTTTTGTACCATAATTGATTCAATGTTGTTGTTGCTGTAATAGCATAGCTACCAACAGACCCAAAACTTGGAGCTGGAGGATTACCAGCAATTCCGCCACTTAATTGTTTAACATCAGTAATTACAGCAACTGATTGAACTTGGAATGTTTGTCCGCCAGTAGTTGTTGCTGGAGCACTATTCCATTCAAACACACCAAATGCTGTGTCAGCTGTGTCAAACCATAATGTTCCATCTGCTGGAGCACCAGTTGGTATATTAGCTGTACCGATTAATTGTTTTGTGTTTAGGTCAGCACGTACAACATAAGCACGATTACTTACACCTAAGAAACTGTATGCGGCTTGTAGACCATATTCGTTTAATTCTCCAGCGTTAACTGGATTGTTGCTAGCATCTGTTTCAAAGTAAGGAATACCAAATGTATTACCCAAGTCCATTTGACTTGTTAATAGGTATACTTTACCAGCATTTGCTTTTAATGTTCCTGGAGCAGTCGCTGTTCCAGATGAATTCATTTTGTCTTGTTGGCTAGCGACAATGATTAGAGGCACTGTGCCTGGTGCGGCAGGAGTGTAAAAACTCTCGTCGACTACTGTTACGCTTACGCCTGGTGAACTTAATTGAGCCATTGTATTATCTCCATGAGTACATGTTCTTGTATGTATTTATAGCATTTTGAGTAAATGTACTAGTTATACACACCAGAAAAGGTCTGGAAAAGGCCTGGTTTAATTAAATAAAATATGAGACCACTATGTTCGTGCGGTTTACGCCCAACCGCAGTAAATTACAAGAAAAACGGTAAGACGTTTTATAGAAGTATGTGTAATGTCTGCTTAAAACACGGAGCAGATGCTGGAGTTCCACGATGGTATCGAGCAGGATATCGTTTAAAGAATTCTTGCGATAAATGCGGGTTTAAAAGTCCGCATAAAGAAGTATTTGCGCCATTTCACGTAGATGGCGACTTGAATAACTGCCGTCCTGCTAATTTAAAAACTGTTTGTTCTAACTGTGCCCGAGTACTACACAAGGAGAATATTAAGTGGCGGCAAGGAGATCTTGTTCCGGATTTATAAGCTGTTTTACCTGGGCATACAAATCATCTATGCTAGAATCGTTATCTAGAACATAATCAAATTTAGTACCGACCCAAGCAGTTTCGCTAGCATGAATCCCTAGTTTTTCCATACGAGTTTTAGCCAGCATCCAATTCATACACTTGTCACCGGCATTCATATCTGCGGCATCTCGATACCAATCTGGTTCTGGACCGCGTTTTACACGGATAACAATGCCGCCAGCTTCTTTGATACTTTTAATTTCATTAGGAAAACGGCAGTCACTAATAACTATGTCATCTTTTGAGTTGCGTAGTTTATTTTCTAATGAAGCGATCCACATATCATCGTGGAACCCGTTGCGACAAACTTCTGTGCCCCAGTATTGTAAGACCCAACGTGGTGTTAAGTGTGGCATATTTAGACGTTCTGCCCACCAAGGATCTACTTGTTCACGCCAGTCACGGGCTTGTTTTGTGCGGCCTTCCAACATGGTCCTATCCCAGCCAAATACCATACTAACAGCATCTTTTAAACTGTTGGCAAAACTTTCTCGTCTAAAACCATGGAAATTTGTAAGATAATCGGCAATAGTATCTTTGCCAGAACCAATAAAACCGCACACGCCTATAATCATAGAGCCCCCTAAGTTAGCTCTAGTATATAACAGTTTTGTTACAAGGTCAAGAAATTTCTTAACCAATAACGAATGTGTAAGCCGCGCTTCCGTTTACTACGTTGTCCAGAATTTCTTTTTCTAAACGTTCTAGATCTTCTTTGGCTTCGCTAATTAAATCTTTGCCGTTTAATTGCATTCCACCCGATCCTGGACCAGCAATAGTGGCAAACTTACTACGAGCTTGACCTAGCATTTGCTTACAAGTGGCAAGTGTGTAATCTTTGATCCACTGTTTGGCATATACGTCCTGTAGCAATACCCAATCAGGACGGAAATTATACGCTCTAATTAGAATCTGTTCGCCCTGGGCAAATGGACGTTGTAAAATAGTTAAAATATGACTAGTTGGTTTCCATTTGAATTCGATA